ATAAGTTCCGCTTACATCACCACTAAAAGTAGTTGATGTAGTTAAATAATTACCTGTAGCTTGTTTACCATCAAGGGCTGTTTGCAGTCCGTCTACGTTAGCTATGGTGTGGTTATGGCTGTCGTCAGCAACAACAATGGCATTATAAGTTCCGCTTACATCACCACTAAAAGTAGTTGATGTAGTTAACCTGTTGGTAGGAAGATTAGCGAGGTCGTTATAGCTGCCCGAAGTGGCAACCGTTGCGAGGTCAGCCGGTTGAACAGCGGTAAGAATATCCGCAGCAATATCGGCGGGCAGGCTGATAAATACGGTCTTGGTTCCAGTTCCAAAATTGACCAAAGAGCCAGCATTGCTTGAACTTTTTACAGTGTCACGACTGAGCGTGTTGGAAGAATACGTACCTTCGCCAACCTCCCAATCAAAATTGATGGAGTCAACGATGACGTAAAATGTCGTATCGGAGTTGGATAGAACAGAGCTAAATGTGACAAAATTTGTCACTGCACCGGCAAGGGTTATGGTCCCCGTACCGGTGGTGGTTGTAGTTTCCTGAACCCGATCAGCTAAAAGAAGAGCCATTACACAATCCTAATGATCGCGCTTGAGGCATCTCCTGTCGGAAGCTGGACTTCAAAGTTACCAGTCGTTGAGGTTTTATCCTCTCCGAAATCAAGCACCGCTATAGCGCGATTAGCCTTGCTGGAGTTGTAAATCAAAGCACCGCGAGCCGTCAGACTTACATTTGAAAATACAACGTCATCAAAATCAATGAAGGCTGTATTTCCTGATAAAGAAATAACAACATTACTGATGTTGTTGCCGCCCGCTGTATAGTTCGTACCTGACGTTTCACCGCTGGTAGTGTAGGCGGTCGTCGTAGAACTCAAGGACGCTGAGCTAAGATACAGCGCCATTTTAAGCTGATCGGTGTCTAAATCGTGGATGCCGCCAAACAATTCTTGCTTAAACGACCCACACATTGCTTGCGTAATAGCCATTACGCTCTCCTATTAAAGAACCACAGATTGAGGTTCGCCAAAACGATAAGTGTCTTGTCTCAACTTACCATCACCCAAAGATTTTAACAAAAGCACAGACTGATCGCGCATTTGCTGATAAGTTGCAGTAGTGTCTGGATCGGACTTCATAAATCGCGCAGCTTCGACAAGGCAACAGTTTAACAGTGCGTTATCAAAGTTGTCCCCTATCCAAGATGTACCAGCGGTAACAATAGATTCAGGGCGATAACCGTAATGAAGCTCCACTGAATAATTAGAATCAGGCGTAGGGCCAACAATAAGAGAGTCTTCGTCAAAAATCCCATAGTGTTTCGGCACTCCTGTTGTGGACGCGCTGGGATAAGCCTCTCTTATGAAGTTAACATCTTTAAATAGCAAAAAAGCGTGGTTATTTGACCCATCAATCACTGAAACGCTGTACAGGTACAGAAAGTCACTTGGCAAGGTCAAATACGAGTTGTTTTGCGTCAGGTTACCCAGTTGGTTCTTACGCAAAGCTGGAATTTGCACCGACTCGTACAGAAACTTCTCGGCCTGTCGGGTGAACATATCCAACTGGGCCGCTGTGTACGTGTTTTCAGTGATGTCCTGTACGTTTTCAGTTAATTCAGAGTAGTTCATAACTAACCTTTAAGCCATTGGCCCTCTGCACTTCTTGCCTTTTTTTGCCGCACCTGTACCGCGCATAAGGATGCCACCCGATGACATTTTGCGACAATTACATTTTGCACTACCGCAATGCGAACAGCTTTTTTTACCCTTTTTCATAAAATCACCTATGTAATGTTAACAACCACATTGTTTAAGAACATCACAGCCGAAGTTCTGTTATTGTACACCGGTATGATGTGAGCACGGCTTTGAGCATATCCAGCATAGTCAGGACGCGGATCACGAATAGCCTGTGGATCGTAAATAGGCTTCTCCCCCAGATGTCTTTGCGGGTGATCCGGTTCCCAGCACTCACTACATACTTTTGTGTTAGTATCTTTACCCTTAATTATGAGCTTTTTTAGCTCCTTCAGCTTATATCTGAACCCGCAGCGGTCACATTCGGCTAAAGCCCGCTTGTTGGAGGCGTAAATCTCAGCCACGAGAAGGAACCAACCTAAACGTAGCCTTTTCCCGATCCTGCTCAGCCGCCAATTGGAACTGCTGCTCGTATTCGGCCTTCAGCATACCGGTTCGGTCAATCAAATCAGGCTCTTTCATAGCAATTTGATAGGCTAAACCCGAAACAAGCGCCGGTAGAAACCTAAAGTTTGCGTCAGCGGTCTCAACCCCACTACCAGCGTCCTCAATTCGACGTAGATACCAGTATGCGAAGGTGTACGTTTCGTCATTCGGGACAGGCCAGACCACAATTTTAGGATTATCGCGCAATCGGCGCACCCAAACTTGGATAGGTCGTCCCTGTGAGTTCTTGTTAGGGATCGAAGAGTAATTACTGGAGCTAATTCGGCTGATCGTAACGTCATTTTGCTCCTGACCCGTCCCCCTGCGGATAACATGATCCATCACATCAATAATATCGGCGGGCAAATCGTACTCAGCTACCCCTGAAGTCAACGCGATTGTCCCCGTATCAATAGTCCACATATTGATACCGCGATTCTGCCACTCAATCGTCATCAAATTCATGGAGCGGCGGGCCGTTTTCAGGTCGTAGCCGCTTCGCATGGCTCGCCCAGCGCGTTCCCACGCCTCTTCAGCGATTTCGGTGAAGTCTAAATTGAATCCGGTTGTCCCAGAGGTAGGCATTATCGTCCCCTACGGGCCATGAGAGCTTTCAAGAGTTTACGCTTGATTTGCCCACCATCACTGTATCCGCGCTGATTCGGCGGCTTTTTTGCGGCATTCTGCATATTGCGATCCATCGCCTCTTCACGCATTTTTTGAATCAACATTCGCTGCATTGCTGGGGACATTTTCCCTGATTGACGGTTTGCTTGCTCGGCAGCAATAGCCGCTTGACCCTGTTGGTTTCTAGCGCGTTGTTTTGCCATCTCCTTCATTACTTCAGGAGAAGGTTTGTCGGGCCTAGCGCCTATATCGGCTGGGCCTCCTTCAGCGTAACGCCTAACACCACCTCCGCGAGACATACGATAGCCTTTACTGGCGGGCTTTTTACCACATCCTAATTTCTTCATGTCTTTTTCCTTTTCCGCTTCAGCGGTTTAACGCGTTTAGGTTTACCGGCAGGTTGCCCGAGGCGGTTCTTTTGGGCAATTCTACTTTTTTTCTCACTTGAAGTCATCTCAGAAGATGTTTTTGGGGTCTTCGAGGACACTCGCTTTGACGGCCTACAATAAGGTGTACCGCGACTTTCACCCTTAGAACGACCACAGGGTTTACCTGTCTTTACGTCCTTCCAGTCTTCCTTAAACCAGCGCTTTAGAGCCGCGCCCTTCTTGGTTTTCCGAACAGCCACTACTTTTTACCCGCCTTCTTCTTTCGACATTTGGCTATTGCCCCTGACGCGTAAGCGGAGGGAAATACCTTGTATTGGCTTTTGACCTTGCGGTAACAAGAATCTTTAACCGTACCGCCTTTTTTGTAGTAGCAACGCATTAGCATTTCCACCTTTTGCGAGCTTGCCGCAATCTTGAGTTAGGGTCTTTCGCTGCCTTGGGGTGCTTCTTCATCTGACCGGCAGAACGAGCGCAAAACGACTTTCGGCGCTTAGCGTCCTTGCTGCCTTTCTTAACCTTACCGGTAACAGCGGTCTTAAGCTTAGAGCCGGGGTTAGCTTTGCGATATGCAGCCACTCCTTTCTTGGTCATACCGGCACCTTCTTTGGTCTTGCGGTAGTTCCCACCCTTGCCCGTGGTTTTACGAATCGGCTTTTCGTCTTTCTTCGGCATGGTTAGTCCTTAAGTGCTATAAATTGCTCAAGAGTAAGTGCGTTGACAGCCGCTGCAATAGATTCAGGTGTTCCATCTACCACATTACTTATTGTTTCAACCGTATTAACCAAAGACGATATTTGCGCTGGGAACACCGCTGAGCCGTCAGCCACAAAGTAGTAAGGAGTTGAGTAGTCGTCAGAAAACAAAACCCCTGTTACCGCCACAACTCTAGGGTCGTAGAGCAATTTCCAGTTATTGATAAGAAAGTAGCTGTCTCCCGTAAAACCACCGGGGATAGGGTCTAGCCCAGTAAAGCGCATGGCTGAGAAAAACTGTTGGTTTTCCTCTCGCTCTACCCAACGAACCCAAGCAGAATAAACGTCTTGGCGTATATCTAAAGCTGTAACCCCTGCGTTGACAGTGATTTCTCTGGTCACGCCGTTAAAGTTGACCTTTTCATCGGCCAGCCATTCTTCGCCGTGGCTTATCCAGATATTTAGCGCCATTTACTGTACGATTTCTTTCCAGTTGACAATAAGCATCAACGTCTTGGTTCCAGTTTGCTCGCCTCTTGCCTTGGCGTAAAATGTCCA